TCGGGCGACTTCTTGATACGTTGCTTCATGTCGAGCTTCTTCTCAACAGCAACCTTTCTACCTTTGTGGTAATACAACCTAGAACAAAGTTCCGCTATGACTTGCGAGTTCTTATCCATGTCGATACCAACAAGGGATCGCGTGGACATAGCCGTATGAACAGCAAACCAATACTCCGTGACAAGCCGATCATAGGCTTCTTTGCAAGTTCTCTTATCCAGATTGCTGATCTTCCTTTCCGTAGGCATTCCCATTGAGGAAATCGGGAAGATGAACATGGCTTCAGGATTGAATTTGCTCCATTCAATGATGATTGCTCTCATCATCTTGCCGCCATCACCTGAAATATCCAAACCAAAGTCCCTTGGGTGGACTCCATACTCCAAGCAATCCTGTACCACTTGCATTGCGATACTTTCCTCAAAAACTTCTCCAACAGAACTGGTGTATTCTTTGGTTCCAAGATAGAAACCTACATTTCTACCAGTATCATTTGCCCCAAATCGGCAAAAAGTAGCGGCACATCTATCTCCACCAGCCGTAAATGCAGGGTCAAATCCGCAAACAACCTTTGTCCTGTTACTCCAAACAGGCTCCCAAGCAATATCGCATCCTTGAATAAACTGTTTTGAAAAGATTGTAAGCTCTACAGAGGAATCAGGCCACCAACCATACACATTTCGCCAGTACTCTAGGGCATTTTTATTGCCATAGCATATTTTTAATGTTGCCTCCATTTTTTTGTAAGTAAGAAAATTCCTAAAAGGAGGTATTTCTGCGTTTGGAGCTTGAAGATTAGGGCTTTCTTCTCCTGAAAGGTGCAAAGCAATTCCTGTACGGGTCTTCCACCTTTTTGTGTACCTATTTACAGCATTCCATCCCATTGGATCATCGGGTTCACACAACTCCGTATGAGGATTATTTGCAGTATTTGATGGGTTTGCCATGCCGCCAAACAAAACATCATCGTTTCCTGCCGTAAAATTGGATCGCACATTGAGGCAATACAAATCCATTTCAGCCAATTCGTCCAAAAATACCCTTACTCGTTCGTTTTTTCTTCCTCGCATATTGTCAACAGCTTTTTGACCCTCTCCTCCTTTTGGAAAAGCAACCGCTTTTATGGCATTTGTATAGTCTCGTTCTGTATCTTTGGTATCAATAGACTCAAAAACAATCATCCTACGATACTCAACAAGGTTTCCAATCGCGGCATCTTTACCATATTTGGACTGTAAATTACGCATTGCAATTCGGTATAGAGTGCAAACCTTACCCCACAATCGGTCTTCAGAAGCATCCAGAGACGTAGATGCAACGTATGTGGAGGTACAATCAGGGGCGCAAAGCCAATCAATTACGATGCAAGCCGCCACAGAAAAGGTTTTTCCGCTAGATGCACACCCTGCAATACCCCAATCGTTCTCATTACAGAACAAATCTATAATATCTAGGGCATAATTATTGGCGATTCCTTGTGATTGGAGCAAAACATCGTTGCCATAAATCAACTGAAAGCAGTTGACCATGTGCTGTGCAGGGTTTTTTAGGTCAGTATGTTCCAACTTGATGCCATTTTTAACCCGTTCACGCCTTCCAAACTCTCCACGAGTCAATCTATAAGCCGTCAACTCACGAATGAATTGTGGAACATTCTCTCCAAAGGAAAGCCCGTATGTTGTGTCTTTGGGCAAGTCAAGACAAATGCCGTTGTAGTCCATGTGAAGTTTTACTATTGACTTATTTTATAAATTAATACAAGCATTTGGTTCACATGAGCAAAAAGCCGTATGTTTTAACGCAAGAGCAAAAAGACAGGCGCAACCTTCTTAGAAGATTAAGGCGTTCTAAAAATAAAGAAAAAACAAATGCTGAAAGCAAGGCATGGAGAGACGCAAACAAAGAAAAATACAAAGAGTGTCGCAAAAAAAGCCATCAAAAATACAAAGAGATAAGAAATTTGCAAAGCAAAAATTGGAGATTAATAAATCCAGAAAAAGTTAAAGAGAACAACTTAAAAACTGTTGTACCTCAAAAGAAAATTTTTCAAGAAAAAGCAAGTTCTTACAAATTGCAACATGGTTGTATTGATTGCGGATACAAAGCTCATGCCGTTGCATTACACTTTGATCATGTTTATGGTGAAAAGGTAAAAGATATATCTCTTTATCATAAATGGGAATTAGCATTGCCAGAAATCGAAAAATGTGTTGTAAGATGTGCAAACTGCCACGCCATAAAAACTTTTGAGAAAAAAGAATATCGAGGCTGGCGAAACAAAAACAAAAAATCGTGAGACTCAAGGATAAAAACGGGCCTATCCCCGGTGGACTTTGGTATGAATACAGCGACGATAAGGGAAATACTTATCGTGTTAATGGAATGGATACTGTTTTTGGAAAACAATTTGCCCAAAAGGTATCAAGCGACATGACAATTAATAATGTTCAAGTTCCAGATAATTTAGAATACTTGATCGAACAACAAGTTTGCAGTAGGATTCCTAGCCAATACTATTGGCAAGAAGCAGGAGACAAAGTTGCGAACGTAATTCATCGTTTTGCTAACCTTGGAGATCGCGTTGCGGCAAGCCTTGGGGTTCAAACAAACCTTGAGCAAACCGCAAAGGGTTGCACCGCTTGCCAAAAACGCAGACAAGCAATGAACCAAGCCCTCGGCTAAAATGGCAAAATCAAAACGCATCGTAAATCGTGAGGGAGTCTCCAGTTGGGGATTCAACACAATCAATTCTAATGGCGTTGCTCCAACTAGCCGTGTTCAAACTGCCAATGATGCGTTTACTATCTGTTGGAATCTAAGGTTAGATAACGCAGGAAGAGAGAGAAAATGGGGAAGAATTTTCAAATGTTATAAGGGCTTTCCTCCTACCGATTATAGTCAGGTAGCTTCCCGTCAGCTTTCTGGAATGAGCAATGTGCCATTCCGTCAGATGAAGTTTATCGTGGACAATCAGAAGTCCAGCTTCGTTGACATGGTAATGGAGCGCAATACCGCCGCAAACATTACTACTAAAATAGGAAATCCTACAGAAAAGAAGGAGTGGAGTGATATTATTAGTGTTGGATTTGATCGGATGCTTCGTTCATGGAACAGCTACAACTACAATGTTGAGCTTGATGTGGAAGAAATGACCCTATATGGAAAGGGTTTTGAAATTGCAGAAGACAGGGATGGTTGGCCCACCAAGAGTTTTCATAATTCCAATGTGCTAATTCCAGATAAAACGTATGCAGACCTCACGAACTTGGGTGAGCTTTGCATCAAACGTAGCTACACCCCCCTTGAGTTCTGGCTCAAGATTACTGGAGGAGAAGAAGATCCTGAAAAGGCACAGAAACACGCTACGGATATGGGTTGGAATTTTTGGGCTTGCGTGGATGCGTTGCGGATGTTCACCACCAACTATCGCAATACCTACACCAACACGGAATGGTTGCGTGATGTTGCTAGTGGCAACCTAAACCTATCTCGCCTTTACACTCTTCGCATTGAACTCTACGAGCTTTACATCATGGAGTTTAATGGGAGCATCTCAAAAATGCTCCTCCTCCAGAATTACGAAGGTCTTGTTCTTGGATACAAAGAAAATGGTCGCAAGGATCTTACTGAAGAAGAGTACCGCGACCAAACTGGTTTCCTTTACTATCGCAAAGATTGGGTAGAAAAGGATGGTGATGGATGGGATGACATCATTGCCCCTATGTGCGATTCTACTGGTAGTGGAATCTGGCATGAAATTCAGGGTCTAGCTGAAGCGGTCTTTATCCAATGCCGTGCATACGACATTCACATGAACCGATTCATGGATGCCGTCGATTGGAATACCCGTCTCATGTTTAAGGGTGGTTCTGCCGAATCGACCAAGAAGCTCAAGCAGATGGAGTGGCAACCTTGGATGGTTCTTCCTCAAGATGTTGAGCCGCAACAGGTTTCTGTAAACATTCCTTTCCAAGAAGTCCTTGCTGGAATCCAATTCTATCAAGCTGATCTCTATCGCGGTATTGGTGCTTACAACATTGGCATGACGACCAAGGGTGGCAAGCAACGCACCAAGGGAGAAGCTCAACTTGATGCCGCTGAATCTGCAAAGCTCCAAGGAACACAAATCCGTAGGTTCAACGATAACCAAACCCGTTGGCTCCGATTGCTCTACAAGCGCATGAGCAATACCAAGCGTGGTGGAAACGGATGGAAGCTCAAGGAAAAGTTCATTGACTTCATGGATGAGAATGGAGTCCCTGAAGAGGCTTGGAAATGGGAGAACATTGAGAACCTTGAGAGCAATATGCTTGCTGGTTCTGGAAGCCCATCCTACAAGCTAATGGCGGCTCAACAGACTGTTTCACTCACAGGCATGACTCCTATGAATGACGGGCAAGCAAATGCTATTGCTGATGCTATTGCCGCTCTTAATGGTCGCCAGAATGTCAATCGTTACTTCCAACATACCAAGGTTGATATTCCTGATGAGCAGGGAATTATATCAATGGAGAACATTGGCATGACTGATCCAAAGGGCAACCCTGCCAACTTCAGGGTTTATCCTGATCAGAACCATGTGGAACACTTCAAGGGTCATATCCAAGATGCCATGACTTCCATGCAGGAAGCACAGCAAGTTCTACAATCTACTGGCGTTAATCCCAAAGGACGCAACAGCCAGCAGACTGAACAGGGGGTTGATGATGAAGCATTTGAGCTTCTCCGTGATATTTACGCCTGTCTCATGCGATTCAAAGGGCCACATCTTGTTGCCCACCTTGGATTCATTCAGAAAGATCCTTCCAAGAAACAGATTGCCAAGGAGTTTGGTATGCAGATGCAACAACTCCAGCGTGGTGTTGATGAGCTTGGAAGTCAGGTTTCTCAAATGGCTCAATCCAAACAGCAGGAGCAGGGTCAAGGAAGCCAAGATCCTCACACCATCAAGCTCCAAGCTCTGGTTGCCAAGGAAGCGATCCAGACCGATAGCCTCAAGAAGAAAGAGGACATCAAGCTGGCGGCACTCGCACAGAAAGCTCAACTCCATAATGCCAACAGCATGGAGAAGGTTGCAACCGATCTTGCGACCAAGAGAGCAAAAGCCGCTAACGAGATCCAGATTCGCAGGGCAAAAGCCGCCCATGATACTCAAGTTTTGCAAGACCAGCACCAGCAGGAAATGCAGAACCAACAGCAAATGAACGCCCAAGATATGATGGCCCAACAACAGGCTATCCAAGGGCAAGAAGCAGTAACACAAAGCAACCCGCAACTCGGACAAGAAAATGGCTGATAAAAACACTACGAACCTTGCCGCCGCAATCGTAAACGATAGACGCTATAGCGAACTTAAAACCTCAATCTACGAGGATCTTGTAACCAAAGATCACGCAAGCATTGTTGCTGTATTTAAGGCATTGCAGGATTATGCTTTTGAAGCAGAAGATAATTCTTTCCATTCAGCAGATAAACCAGCAATGATTACTGCCAAGGTAGGATCACATGATTTGGATATTGATCCCGATCTTGATGATGGTCTTACTCCAGAAGAAATTTCCCTTCGCAAATAGCAACCACCAAAACTAAAACATATGTCTGATACCGCCGTTGTTGAAACGCCACAGCAAGTTGATCTTACCGCCGCATCACAGGCCGACAAAGCCGCTAGGGATGCCGCAATTAAGCAAGCCGATAATTTCTTCAAGGGAGATATTAAAGAAGCACCAAAGGGTACTCCTGCCGATCTTTTCAAGAAGATGGCAGAGAAGCTCAATCAAGATTCTTCTCAATTCCAAGAAAAGATTGACGAGGAAAAGCAAGCCGTAAAAGCAAAGGAAATCAACCGCGAGGAACCTGAAGTAAAGGCAACTCTAGTTGATGATGAGAAGAAGCCGGGGTTCATCAAATCGCTAAAGCAGACGAATGAACAGCTTTCAAAAGAAACGGCTGAACTCAAAGCCCGTGTTGAGAAGATCCCTGAATACGAAAAGGAAATTCAGGATCTACGCTCCAAGATTGATGATGGTGGAACCAAGAAGGAAATGGAGAAACTTCGCCTTGAGCTTGAAAAGGCTCTCAAGGAACGCGAGGATCGTGAGGCACAGCTTACTTCTGATCTTGATAATCTTCGGAAGGCAAATGCTTTTCTGAATCTTCCTGCTGATCCTGTATTCAAGGAGTCTTATGACGCTCCTATTCTTAATGGATATAATCAGGTCAAGATGATTATTGGTGATGATCACACATCATTGACTGAATTTGAGAAAGCAGTTGCCGCTTACGAAACCTCACTCCGTTCCAACGATGAAAACGAACGACTTCGCCAGCGTGAGATTTCCAAGCAAACGCTTAATTCCATCTACGAGAATCTTTCTCCAATGGAGCAAGCAAAGTTTAACCAGACTGCTTACGATGTTCTTGGAAAGATTGAGGCTAGGAATAATGCACTTCTGAACTGGGAAACAACCAAAGCGCAAGCTGATGAGGAAAAAGCTCGTCGAGCTTCGATGGCAAAGTCCCAAATTGGAAAGCGTTGGCAAGATGCTTACTCCCAAGCCAAGCAACAACTTGATGATGCAATCAAGTATCCAGAAGAGGTTGCAAAGATTATCTCTTCCCAAAATATTGATGATGACAATACGGAAGATGAGCTTATTGCAGAAGCCGCTCTCCGTGAGAACAGCAATTTTGCTCCTGAACAAATTACCCGTGTTCTCCAACAGGGAGCCAAGTTCAAGAAGCAACGAGCTTATACTTTCGCACTTGAAAAACAAGTTGCAGAACTTAACGAAACGATTCGCAAGATGAGGGGATCAGGAACGTCTGATGGAAACATTGGATCTTCTTCTGCTGGCAAAGCTAATGCACAGGAAGAACGTACACCTGAAGCTCTTTTTCGTAAGTTTCAAAATCGGTAGTTGACATAGTAGATTTCACGCATAATCTATTATGCATGAGATTGAAATGTGGAGATACTCGTAAAGAAGATAACAAGATATTCTGGGCTTATGACCGATCCTCAAAGAATGGGGAAAGGTGGTTAAGCCCAGAACAGTTTTTGCATTACAAGAAACGCAATGCAGAAACATCAAAAGATTGCTACAACAAAAATCCTAAAGCATTCTGGGACAGAAGTAGAAAAGCTGACTTAAAAAGAAGGTTTGGATTAACTCCAGATTTGTATGAGAAAATGCTAATTCAACAAAAAGGAGTATGTGCAATTTGTAAAAAACAATGCAAAACAAACGAAAGATTGTGTGTTGATCATTGCCACCATACCAATAAAATAAGAGGACTTTTGTGCCGTAGATGCAATGCTGGTATAGGCCATCTAGATGATTCAATTGATTTATTAAAAGCTGGAATAAAATATCTAAAGAAATATTGTTGACACCATTTCAATTTTTCATTAAAGGTGGGTTTGACATAACGGCACGATTGCCGCCCAACGAAAGTTGGTTTAAGCCAAAGAACTAAATCGGGTAGC